TATTACGTCCGTGACACCAAATTACTTCTTCTTGGGTTTCTTTTTCTTCTTAGTCTTTTTACTATGATATGCCATGTTTTATCATCCCTATTACTGTTGAGGCAACTAAGATAATTAACACTGCCCAAATGCGTTGGTCAATCTTCTCAATTGCTTTGGATTGCTTACACATGTCAGCCTCCAAATGCGTGAGGTGGTTATCTTTGATAGTATCAATACTATGCTTAATATCAATAATATCTTTAGCGTTTTGTTCTGTAACCTCTGCCCATTTGTGGTCTAGTTTGCTCATGTTTAGCTTTCCTATTAATTTAGTTTAATCATTCCAAGGCAGGATAGTTCCTGATTCCTCATCTAGTGGGTTGTCCATCTGCCCCAAACAATTTTTACCAAGCCAAATTTGCATGGTTACATTGTTCTTGTGTACTGCATTGGCCCACTGTGCTCTTCTTAGTGCAACCTTGCCCATTGTTTTACCAAGGTCAATGTCTTCTCTGTAGTTTCTTTGTAGTGTATCAGTGCTTACGCCTAACACGTGAGCACATTCTTTTAATGTGCATTGTATTTCTAACAAATTGCGTAACACATCTACATCTATCTTCTTCTTTGGTGCACCTTTGACTTTTTCCTGTTTGTCCTCAGTGTGTTCCTCATTTTTACTCATGGTAGAGCTCCTTAATTAGTTTAAGTCAACCCAAGCACCATTGGCATAGAGCCTCAGCTTGTGTGTAGTTGAATTATAATATTGCCATCCATTTACTGGGCTTGATGGGTCAGCACTTAGGCTAACATTCTCAAATGGTTTACCTGCTTTAACACTGTTATTGTTTAGTGTTAATAGGGTGTTACCTGTTTGTTGATTAGCACCATCAGTGTACAAGTTAAACTTTAAGTTTGCACTACTGTTAGGTGCATCTAAATTGTTATTGCCATCTACTGCAACAGTATCTAAATCACATATCACTGCACCTAAGAAACCATTGTTAACTAACCAACCTGTAGCTGCGCCAGCGCCTGCTGTTGGTGCTACTAAGTTCTGACTGCCGTCTACATAGTTGCTTTCAAAGGCACCACTTGCTCTAGGATTGGTTGTTGAATTATTTGTAAGTCTTCTAAACTTTGCTGCACCACCAAAGCCTGATGTTGTTTGTGCAACTAATCTATTGGTAAACTGACTTTGACTGTTTGTAATGCTTAATGCTTCTACTGTAGAGTTATATGTATCACTAGGATTAACACTAAAATCTGATGTATGAACTTGCATTGGCTTGTATCCATAAGGATCACTTCCACCATTGTTATCATCATATACTCTTAGTTTAAACGCATCTTTAGCACCAAACACATTCATTTGTATAGCAGGGTTTTCTACACTACTGTAGTCTTTAAGATAGTATACACCATAATCACCTGCATAGTTAGCTTGGTTAGTTGGACTGTGAATGTTGTCTGGGTCTAGTGTAACTATAAACTTGTCTTGAGTGTTGCCCGTGTTCATTTCACCAACAATACTAAATGCTTTACCATTTGAATCTTCACACATTATCTGTGCTTTATTGTATCCTGTTTCATCTACTTTAAGGTTTAATACTGCTGTAGTTAAACTTGAAGTTGTGTTAATTACATCACCACCTGCGTTAGCAAGAAGTGTTCCTTCAATAGTAAATTTGTCTTTAGTGCCTTCCCATATTGTAGCTTTACTAAAACTAGTAATACCATCATCATATGCAAACGCACCAAGGAAGTTTGGTAAACTGCCGTCATTGCTTCCACTACCGCCATATAGTCCGCCAGCATAAATGTTTTGTGGACTGTTGTTAGTATTGGTTGCATTACTCTTAATACTAAAGTCATATGAAGGAACTCTTAGCTCTTTTCCTGCTACTGCACCATCACCACCTAAGTCTCTTTCAATTTCTATTAGTGTTAAAGGTTGCTGCACTGTATCATTCTGTCTACTAGATAGTATACGTTTTGAATACTGTGTGTTTCCTGCACCATCCATAAGGTTGGTTAATCCACTTATAGTATTGTTAGCTAGAAAGTATTCAGTATTGTTTGCAAGTATCTCTGCATTAGTTCCGTCTGTGCTAACGTATAATGTCTTAGCGGCTGTATCCATAGCAATCTCATTTGTTTCAATGCTTCCTGCTGGACTACCTGTGCCTCTTTTGGGTTTAATTATACTCATGTTACCACGGACACTCTTCAGTTAATGTTACTGCTATATCATCTGGTACTGTAAAGTTTGCGGCTCCTTCAGCTAGCTGTATAGTATATTGATCACGTAACAATTGTAATACCAACATAACATACTCCTTGTGTTCACCTGTTAAGGCTGCATTTCTTTGTGTGTCAGCATCTACATAATTAAATACTGCGGCTTGACATTCACTTGCTAAACTCATAATGTTCTCCTTATCCTATATTAATTGTGCTGTTGACTGTGGGAGTTATATTCTCTATAACTACTTCTTCACCACTCCATGCATTTGTTGCACTAGCTTGTAACTGCATACTAGCCTGAACAAAGCCTGCTGTTCTTATTTTAAAACTTTTTATTAGTTGAGTACTGCCTAAATCAATAGCAAGGTAGTCAGTGTTAGGTGTTCCAGCTAAGTTCCAAAATTGTCCTGCACCGTTATCAAATGCTTTCCAATAATCATATATGCTATAAGCACCTTGACCACTTGCAACAAACGGTGTTGGTGCAGTGTTTGATGTCAATGCACTTGTTGGCCATTTAGTTCCGCCTTGTGCCGCTGCAGTATACAATGCAAACTCTGGAATCAATGTTCCAGAACTAATTACAGCATTAAACAATATTCTAAAGTATCTGTAGTTGAATTCAAATGTAATAGTTGTTAGTGCTTTAGTTGCTATTTCAGACTGTAAGTCACCAAAGTCTTGACAACGTACTCTTATTTCATGTGTGCCATTAGCTGGCGCTGTAAATGTTAGTGTTCCATCTAGGTTATCTGTAACAGCACTGTTGTCTACAACCTTGGTTGCACCTGTATATACTTCTACATTGTATGCTGGGTCTTGATAAGTTGCATGATTTGAAATTGTTAGTGTGTATGTTTGTCCGCTAAATCCACTAGTATTACCAGTTAATGTTGGTGTAACACTTACACCTAAGTTAGTGTTCTGCCATTTACTTGCTGTACTGTTATACATAAGCAAATCATTGTTCTGAACACTTGTTATAGTTACGTCTGTTAAACTGTTTAAATCAGTAGCTCCACCACCGCCACCTGCTGCAAATGTAATGTTACCTGCACCATCTGTAGTTAATACTTGGTTAGCTGTTCCGTCTGCTGTAGGGAATGTGTAAGAGTTAAAGAACTTAATACCTCCACTAGTGATATCTAGTGCTCTAGTGCTAGCATCTGAACCTGTAAAGAATCTATGTTGTGATGCAAGCGTTGCCATTTGTTTGTGTGCGTATGCATCAGTTCCACCATTGTAGTCATCATATACTTTTAATTGAAAGCCGTCATTGGCACCAAATACTTTCATTGCCATAGCAGTTGTGCTAGCGTCTCCATAGTATTTCTCAAATTGAAAACTGTAGTCACCAGCGTAAGTAGCCGGACCACTTCTTGCTTGTGTGTGATTAGGGTCTAGCGTTATACCTGTTACATAGCTACTGGTTCCAGTGTTAACTTCACCTCTTATTGAAGTTGCATCATCAACTGAGTCAGTTAGCATTAGCTGTGGTTTGTTCCAACCAGTAGTGCTTCCTTTAATTTCTAATACGGGTGTAGTTAGGTTTGCGGCTGTTCCGCTTAGTTCTGCTGTGCTTCCATCAAAGCTAAAGTTTGATTCAGCGTTAAGTGTATTAGCACTGCTTGAACCTGTAATGATTCTATTGTCACCATTGTTGTTAATTGTAGTTGAACCTGTGCCATAACCGGCATCATTAGTCCATTGTGATATTAATCCTGTTTTGTTAGTTAATGCACTAGCACTTACTTCTGATACTAATGTTGAACTAACACCCTTTGGTAATAACATTGTGTTGGTAATGTTTTCACTGTGTGGTTGACTCTTTAGTGTTTGTCCATGTGTATTAGCATAGCAATTAAGAACAATTGCTCCACTATCACTTCCGCCACCTTTAACTTCTAATAAATGTGTAGCAGGATCTAAAACAATGTTGCCACTAGCACTGGTAGTTGTTCCACCTAATACTACTGAAGTTAATGTTTTGTTAGTTAGTGTTTGTGTTCCAGTTAGTGTTGCTACTGTTGCATCAATAGCTACAGTGCCTGTTGTTGTGATTGTTCCACCACTAAGTCCTGTGCCTGCTATAATACTTGTTACGGTTCCTGATCCACCGCCACCTGGTAAGTTTGTTAATTGACTTCCATCTACTGCGGGTAGCTTGGCTGTAGCATCTAGTTGTACAATCTTATTAGCGGTTGTTCCAACATCTACACTTAGTGTTCCTGTAGTTGTTATTGGTCCGCCTAGTAATCCTGTTCCACTAGCTACGTTAGTTACTGTTCCAGTCCCTCCACCACCAGTGTTTACTATAGCTGGAGTAATGTTGATAGTAACCATATCATTAGATTCAGTTACCTCTACTGCTAGGTTTAGATCATCTGCTGGTAATGCTGTATATACGGTCATGGTGTAACTCCTTGTATAATAAATGCATTGCCACTTAGTAGTCTAGTCTTAACACCTGCGGCAGTTGTCATAATGACATCATACACGTAAGTGCCTCCAGGCATAGCTGTTGTTTGTACATCTGTTAGTACAAGTTTAAATGTGCCTGTTGCGGCATCAACAATACTAGCAGTAAAGCTAGTATGTCCTGTGTGATGGAATGCTTCTTTAAGTCTTCCTTCAAATGTAAATCCTGTAATATCTAATATTACATTGTTCTCTTTAACCTGAAAGCTACGGATAAAGTCCGCATTCTGGTTAACTGTTATATTGTATGTGGCTGCCATTAGTTTAGTAAACTCCTCAGTATGAAATCTAATCCAGCGTATCCCCACGTAATGGTAAGGTATATTACTGCTAAATTAGAGAGGGTTGTTAGGCTTTTGATTAGCTTTGATAATTCTGTTTGCATAATATGGATTCCTTGTTAAGTTTGTTACAATGTTATTTATCTAAATAAAAACCACAGAAAAAAGCCCAGGCAACAACAAGGAATGTAACAGCCTGGGCTACCACTTCTGCACGGAACCCCCACCACACAGACTGGTAACATTATTTATCAGACTGTGTAAGGATTAGTGGGCTTTCCTTTTTTGTTAGATTTAGCGGCAGAATGGTTTGGAGACTTTATTCCAAACCAATAATACTATAGTTCCTACATACTGAAAGAAACGTTCTAAACTATAGAAAATACTATTCATCTTCTTCTAGTTCATCCCATTCATCTGCTAGCTGTTCTAATACGTCTTTGTTAGCTTTCTTAGCTTTCTTAGGTTCTTCTTCCTTGCTTACTAGCTTAACTGCTACTCTTATCTTCTCAGCATTACCTGATGTATCCTGCACTGGTTTAGTATAAAACAAATGTGCTTGTAGCTGTTCATGTTGCCAAATCTTATACTCTGCATAAGTTTCTTCTAATGCATGTCTCTTAGCATGGTCTACTGTAGGGAATTCTGCATCTACATCTTCCCACTTATCATTTACTTTTTTTGTTATTGTTACTATCATTCTTGTTCTCCTCTTTAGCTACTCTGGCAGCTCTGGTTACTATATTAATTGCAAGTACATAATCATCTGCTGAAGGAGGTTTGTATTGAAACGGAACTCCTATTGTACTATATACTTTACGCCATTGACGTAGTGTGCGGTTGCTTCTGGTTAGAAGTTCATCAACTACTTGTTTAGGGTTAAAGTCTTCCTGACTCATTTGCCCATCTTCCTACCGGCGCCGTCCATCTTTTCTTGTAGAAAAGCTGCTGTGGCCAATAGTTTCATGTTACGGAGTGAACTGCCTGGGTGTGTTAGTCTCCACAGGAATTCAGCATCCTTAGCATTAAAACGTTTATATGTACTTAGATTGAATCTCTTTAATACTCTAAGTGTGTGATCAAACTGTTCTGGGGGTGCATTATAATTATGCATTATTCTTTTGCTGTGCTTAGCCAGCCAACTGTGTGCTTTAATATTATGGTGATTCCTTGCCCACCATTTATCAAATGCTTTGCATCTGCTAATATTCATTTTGGTTCTCCATTGCCTCTATATGCTGCTTTATCAAACTTTTGTTTAAAAACGCTTTGACTTCTTTGTAAGTCACTCATAGCAATAAACTCACGCATACTACACTTGTATAATTTGTAGCCTACATGGGTTCCTGCTAGTGTATTTAGCATAAGTTGCATGCTCCATCCACGCTCACTATTGTATTCCGTAGGTTCAACAAAACTTATTCCATTGATCCAACTCCATTCTTCTATTACTATCATGTGTATTTCTCTTTAGCTAACTTTTCTTGCTGTGCCATACGCACCTTGTGTGCATACTCTGCATCCAACACACTGCTTTTAGTGCCACTGCTAGCACTGTATTTGGTGTGGTGTTCTAAATCAACTGTTGCATATTTGTTTAATCCGTCCAATATATACTGTATATCCATCATTATAGGCTTGCGTTTCATATACAATCCATCATGTACCCACAGTAATATATCCTTGTCTACCAAACGTGCTTGTAGTTCTGTCATTACAATAGTCTCATAGCTTTGATACAAGTATGCCATAAAGCTGGTCCACTTGCCATTGTTGGTATTCTTCTTAAAGGTCTTTTGTAACATCTTATAGTCTGGATGCACCTTTACACAAGCTAATATATCTTTGTATATCTTACGTAGTGCAATAAACTTAGGGTGTGAAGTTAAGCGTTCATAGTCTTGTTCATTGTATATAACCTTGCTTACACTGCTGTATCCACTGTCAGGATCACTTCCAAAGCCAATTGCTTGCATAACATCCTTAACTAGTTTTAGTTTAAACTCATCACTAGCTTTAGTGTCTGTTAAACAGTTTGCTAGTTGTTTACGGAAGCCCGTCTTATCACTCAATAGCTCTGTTAGTATATTTGTATCAATACCCATGTCTACACCCAGTTGTTTGTAGTAACTGTATACACTACTACTTAGATCTACTTCATAACATGGACCCAATGCTGCGCCTCTTATAGCTTTGCTACAACTTTGTAATGCACTGCTTCCAGTGTAATAACGTCTACCGCTGAGTGCTACTGTGTATGTTTGTGGTATTAAGTGTGTAACTTTGCTAGTAAGTGGACATGTATTAGTATCATTTAATCCTAATGCTAGCTTATGTATCATAATAGCACGTCCTGTAGCTCTTTGAAACTTCTTTGAGTTGTTGTTTAGCCCTTTGCAATACTCAATGTAATGACCCAAATTAACTGTATCTATTTTAATATAGTCTATTTGCATATCATCACTCTTATCAGCTTCATACTCTTGTGCCCAAGCTTCTACAAATGTTTCTGCAGGTATCTTAGTTAATTGATCTATTAAATTAAAAGTTGGTGTTGCAATACTGTATCTCCCTACATAACCACGCTTTGTTGCCATCCATAGTGGATAGTTGCTGTGAAACCAATCAAACCACTTTAGACGTTTGCCTTCTTTAGTATATGTGTAAGTAAACATCTGTCTAATATCTTCTACTGGTATTTGTAGTTCATGTTCATCAGTTCCACCAGTAAAATGACTTTTGCTTAATACTTTAATTGGTAATAAGTTAAGCCACTTATGTGCTATTTCTTCATAGCTTGCACCTACGCTATTTTTTTTACTTGGTAATTGGAAAGTGTTCATTGCTGAAACTATTACTGCCTTAACAGGAAGTGCTTTCTCTTCTCTAGTGTGCTTGTAGGGGTTCATGTTCTTACTCCTTTAGATATACATGTATGTACTATACTATTATGCGTGACACCAAACGTATTACGTCCGTGACACCAAAGTTCTTTAAAAAAAGGCATATTAACTCCACACAAACAATGAGCTATCAACATCATTGTGGCTGTTATACTCTGGTAATTCAAAACTTATGTATTCTAGTATTTCCATACATACGTTTAATATGCTCCATAGTAGTGCTTTAAAGTCACTTGCTTTACGCCCTTTGCTTTTACACATCTCACTAAATGTTGTTCCATTACTTAATGTAATTTCCATTAATGCTTCAGTTCTTTCTTCAAACTGTACACTTTTACTAAAAGGAATATTGTTAGGCTGATCTGATTGTTCATCTGCATCAATTGCATTGTATACTGCACCTAATAACCATTCCCAATTCTCATTGCTTAGGTTGTTGCGTAGTGTGTCTAACTCTGATCCACGCATCTTACCGTTGTTTAGACCGCTATTCCAATCACTGGTTTGTCTCACAAAGTTATACTTGTGATGCTTTTTAATTTGTATTATTGCTTCTGGTAGTTTTAACATTACGCTGTCTCCTCTTCTAACATATTCCAAATAGCACAGTCTAATTGATTGTGAAACCTTGTGCTTGTATCTGGGTAAAGAGTGTGATGTAAGAACATTAGCCATCTAGCTTCCATGTAAATGTCACTTACTGTTGGACTTTCATATATTTTTCTGCTAGCAATCCATTCTGCTTTTGACCTCATGTTGCCATTTAGTGGACACTTCAGTTCGGTAGCTTTTAATAGCTCTGGTATTACTGCTTGTATTTTTTGATTCATGTTCATTGTATTTCTCCTTGTTGTATTGGGGGCCTTATGACCCCCTTTGTTGTTAAATGTGTATAGCGTTGTCTAATACTTTACAATAGTGTGCTATTTGCTTAACTACTGCACGTTGATTCTTGCTACGTTGATTGTCATCAAAGTCACCTGTTTCAATCTTAACGCCGTGGCATATTGCCCCAACATCTCTTTCCATGTCCAGGATTGCTTCTGCTAATTCTAATTCTGTTGTTGAAATTACTTCTACTGGCTCATTGTTTCCAATTGGGCTAGCTACTGAGTATGTTAATTTGTATTGCATTGTCTTTCTCCGTTTGTTGTATAAAAGTTTTCTTTTACATATATATTTATCAAAACACGTTCAAAACCGTTAATTACACCATCTTTTCCGCATTTCTTATATACATTATATAACATTATAAACAATCTGTCAACCTTTTATTGAGATCTATAGTGTATATAGAGCGGCGGCGTATACATATTATAACACTATTACATCTGCTTGTCAACCTTTGCATACGTATGCAAAGCAAACCATAAAAAAACCCAATACAACGTTTATGCTGTATTGGGTTTAGTGTGTATAAAGTAATGGGCAGATATCTGCTAATATTTCAATACTTGAAAGGAGCCAGCAACAATGTTGAGCTGATTACCCTTATACACTTGTAAGTTAGAATAGGACTTATTGAAAATAAAACATACCATCTTGGAGAAAATGTACACGTTGTCCTGTTTCTTTCTAACTACAATAGTATTTAGTATAAACTATCTATTGTGGTTTGTCAACCTTTAAGATGGAACTATTACATTTTGAATAGCTTCAGCATCTCTGGCTGCACGTTCTGTGTATCTTCTTTTGTGGTAATGCACGTTAGGAACTGTGCATCCTAGCTTTCTGCCAATGCTTGAAAGTGTTTCACCGTTTTCTAGTAAACGCATAATCTCATCTTGTAGTTGTTCACTGTTTTGCATTCCCATGTGTTTTGTTCCAAATTGAGTAAATCCGTTTTGTCCAGCCTGTGCTAGCAATTTACCTTTGCCATTAAACTTAGAATTAATTACTGCTCTGGGTGCTGAATTATGTAGTTCTAACCAGTCATTGATATCTGGTTCACTTGTTGCAACACCTATACAATTTTTGTAGAATCTATAGCAAACGTAGTCTCCAGGGCAATGTGCAAATAGTTTTTTTACTATGACAAAGTGAACTAATTTCTTATATTTCTCTATTGGAAGTGCTCTGTTAAAACTGCCTTTAAGACGTGTTAAAGAGGTGTTCTGGGGGTTATTGGGCATTGGGTTATCCTTGTAGTTTAGACGCTATATATAGCCCTTGTTGAGCGTCTAAGACGCCTAAAGTGACTACATATTGTTAGTATGTTCCACCATCTACTAGTGTTACTGTAATGGTGTCATTGATCCATTTTCCTGTAGCTGCATTATACTGTAAACTTTGCCCATTTGTTACGGCTGTTATTACTACATCACTTAAATCACCCAGTGATGTAACAGCACCTGTGCTGGTGTTTACCCACTGACTTTGACTTGAATCATATTTTAAAATTTGGTTATTTTGTACGTTAGTAACAGTAACATCACTTAGTTTATCTAGGTTAATTGAACCCTGAACGTCAGCGCCTTCTGCAGCATAGTGTGATTGTGTTCCTGTATTTAGTGATATCTGTGCCATAGTTTATAACTCCAATGCTGAATTGTATGTGGTGCATGCTACGTCCACAGTATTGTCTTCTGTTAATGTTAGTTCTTGCACTCTAAAGAATTGTTGAGTTTGACCTGCTAAAATGCCCCATCCAAATTCATCATGTCTAACTTCAATAATATCACCACTGCGTAATAATAATGCTTGGTGTGAAGCTGTAAATCCTAGTGTAAGTTCATTTCTGCTGATGTTTACTTGTTGTGTAATTAATGCTAATACTTGTGCTTGATCTGTAATCATAGTATAGTCTTCTTGTGATTCTAATATACTACCGTTATCTTCAATTGCAAATGCATCATTTTTAAATATAACAACATCATCATTATACTTTGTAGTAGGGTTATTAAATATACCTGTTGCTTTGTTTAGCTTACGTACTTTACTTGGCATACTTAATTGCATTTCACCAATAATATTATCTTTAGTAAATATTGCACTAGTTGGAATACCTACTTCTTCATTTTTCTTTTTAATACGGAATTGATATTTACCATCAACAAACAAACACATGCCGTTACATGTTTCCATTATCTCACCTACGTTGTCAAACAATTGTTTTTCTGTTTGTAGGAATCCATTAACGTTGTATCCTAGACCACCTCTACTGGCTTCACAGTCTATTCTTGCTTGTTGGAAACTAGCTAAGTCAACATTTAATCCAACTAGTAAATTACCATTTGCATCTCTGTCTAGACCTTTTCCAAATACATCTGAAATTAAATAATCATATAATACATCTGCAGGATTTTGATCTGTGCTTGATGTGTAATTGCCTGCTGTCATATCACCAATTACGTCACCATTAGATATTGTGCTTACATTTAGTATTTTTTTACCTACTTGAAGCATTGTAACTGTTGGAAGCTGTCCTGCATACTTCTCACCATCTGCTTGTAATTGAATTGCAAAATAACTTACACCTTGTAGTCTGTGAGCTGATGTCCATACACTTGCACCTACACTAGTTTGCATTGCTGTATCTACTGTTTGTGTAGTTGTTCCTGGATACCAATTACATATAATAGTTGGAGCGTATTTACTAATAAAGCCGCCCATAGTGTAACCACCACTACCGTTTGCTGTAAGTGTTCCGCCATTGCTAATGTCCCATACTGTAGTATCATTAAAATACATTTCTGATACTGTGCCAATTTCACCTTCACACATAGTTACTACCATATTAAACTTAGTAGTTCCAGATAAGTCACCACTTCCGTTTGAACTCTCAACAAATACACGTGTTCCGCCTATACGTTGTGTTCCATATAATACATATATTGGATCATTGTTTGATTGTTTGTTAACTAAAACATTACTACGTGCAACACGTGCGGCTTTTTCTGCTTTCTTTTGTGCTTTACGTTGTTGATTATAGCTGTAAAGAGCAATTGCTAATTTAATAAAGAATTTTGCTATTGAACTAAGACCCATCTGAATGTCTCCAAATGCTGTATTCTGCTTCAGGCTTTTCAATGATATGTTTTGTCATGCGTTTAGAATCATCTAAAATGCCCCAAGCCTGGTTCATGCATATGATGTAACTGCTTGGAAAGTATCTGTTTTGAACCATTACTATGTCTCCAGTTTGAGGTTGTACTACTTGTTTGTATCCGTGATCTTTAAACCACCCTTGCCATTTTTCTAATGGAAAAAAGGCTTTAGCAAAGCGTATTGCACTTTTTAAGTCATTGTATTTATTGTATACAAGACTACGTTCATCTGTGCCAAATCTCTTGTCATGCCATTCTAAAAAGAATGTAGCACAATCATTTTTACCACGTTCCCATGGTTGCCATTGTTTCTCTGCTAGCCAAATACCTAGTGTTTGTTGTTCTTCTTTTGTCATTAGACTTCTTTCCACTGAACTTCTTTTTGCACTTCTTTTGCAAAACTAAATCCATTGTCTGCTGGATGTAAATCATGTTGGCTGTTTTGATTAGTGTATCTTGTGCTTACTCTATCAAAGTCTGTCCAGTGTGAAGCTGTTTCAATACTAGCTGTAGTAGTATCACCTTCTCCACTTAACGCACCAGTAATGTTAGAAATATATCCTTGATATAATATAACTTCATGTGCAACTTTAAATTCTTCCATAAATGCTCTGTATATTGTTACAGGCTTATCTATGTATTCAAGTTCTTGTATAGTTTTTAATACACTTTGTGATGTTCCAGGTAAGTCAACAATGCCTGCTAATTGAATTTCTAATTTTTCAATTGCAAAGGTTGCACTATCAACAAAGTCAGTCATTTGTAACAAGCCACCGGCAGCAACGTATAGGTTGCCGTCTGTTAGTGTTAGATTATATGGTGCTTGTGTTAGGTAATAATTGTGTGTTGCATCAATGTTTATTGCTACACTATCAAAGTATTGTATACTTGATTCTGCTACAATTTCTTGTAAGGTTGCCATGGTTTATGTACCCTGCCATTGATCAAGATCAAATGATACGCTTACGTAGTAGAAGTCTTGATTATCTGTTTCCCAACTAAAGTCATCACTGTTTAATGTAACTACTGCGTGAGCTGGATCTTTGTATATAATTTGTCCTGTAGTACCTAAATTTCTAACAGGCCACGGTGCTCTAAATTTAGCTTCACCAAACACGTTTGCAGCTGTTCCACTTAGTGCTGTGTGTAAATTACCATTTTCATTTTCACCATCAATAAATACTTCACCTTGCATAAAAGCATTTGCTTCATCACTTGCAAATCCTTCAACATACCATATTACATCACCTGGGTTCATGTCTGTTATTAGTCTTGCCTGTGTTGTAGTGTTTTGTCCTGCTACATACGTAGCTCCCCATAAGATTCTAGTATTATTTTTAGATCTTAAATCAAAATGGAATGGTGTGCTTTGTCCATGTGCGGCTTGTGCAATAGCATGGAATATTTTAAAGTCATCTACTTTCATTGGTGGATAAACAACATCTAATGTCCATTTTGTATGTCCTGCACTGCGGGTATACTTAATACCACTTTGTGACATGTTAACAATAGTAGGTGAACTATAATTAACTTCTGCACTCATTGGTGATACGTGACGTGGCCATAGTTTTTGTGGATTAGGAAGATATGTATTAGTTGCCCATTGATCCTCTGTATTCCATACATCCTGTTCTTCAGCAGGTGTTACTACTGGTGGAACATATGTGTTTGGTTTAGCTTTTATTTTAAATAAACGTGTTGTATCAGTAAGGAATATTCCTCTACCGCCTGCACCTGTAACATCAATTGCACTTAAACGTCCATTAACATCTACACTAATATCATTATCTGTTGGCATAGTTTCACCAGCTGGAAGTGGAGTAGCAGTTACATCACCTGCAAACCAATAATCACCTTCCCAAACTGCGCCTGGTTGTGTAACATTGTTTACATCTTGATATTGAAATGTTTCTCCACCCGGTAGTATAGTTTGAAGTGTGCTAATTTCATGTACAATAACTGCTGATTCTTGTTTTAATATTGCACCAGCATCTGTAGTGTCTGCATTTAGATAAGGACACATACCACTGTCTGGCACTCCTGCTCTAATAAGTTTAACTTCTATATCAACATTTACACCTGACCCAGTATCTGTAATTACAAAACCAGCAGGTTCAGTTAAGCCGGCAAATTGTCCCTGAGGATATGTTAATATATCCATATATCCGGTACTAGAATCCCAATAGGCTTGATACTCAAAATCAAAAACTAATGTTGTTGGAATAGCAGGATAAACTGAACCTTGCTGGGCTGGGACGTTTCCATTAAATGAACCAGCATTAACTGTGGCTGTAACTCTTGCAAAACCCAAAACATTCCCGCCTGCGTTTACTGGCAAGTCAGCATTATCACCTTCTATTTGAATCCAATTAGCTAACTCAGCAGTGCTAAATCCCCAATCAGCTTGCAAAGATGTTTGAGTTATATTTTTAAATTCATGTGTTCCGGCTGTTGTATAGTTTTTGTTTAATGAACCTAAGTATAGTTCCTGTGTGCTTGGACGGTTTGTTTTAGCACTATCTGTAAACAGTTCTACCATAGTATTAACGCCAGTTGGGCCATTTATATAGTTTACATAAAAAGGTGTATCTATTTGGTTTGTTGATCCATTATTTGCAAAATTAAATGTACTCATCATTTGAAGAGGTGTAGTAGGAAGCACGTTCTGCTGCATTGTATTGTACATTATATCTGTTATACTACCTTGTGTACCACCAAAGTCACGTCTAATTGTTTTTGGAAACTTTGTATAACCATTTGGTGTAGGTTTCCCAACAGCAAATTGCCAAAGAGGTACTGTTTGTGTAGCGTATATAGTGTCATCTAAAAAGTCTAGATTAAATTGAGTTCCAGCTGCGTCAGCTGTGATATAAAAACTTGTAGAATCATTTGTTTGTAAATAATAAGCATTAGTAGCTCCATTTAATTCTGTTGTTGTAAAACCACTGCCTTCTAATTTTGTTGCACTTGCAAAACTATGTGGATGTAGTGTAGTAAATTTAAGTTTAGCTGCTGTTCCAACTACTTCTATACTAACACTAACTACAACAATACCGTTTTGCATACGCATAACTGCTTCAAGCATTGGCTGTAGCCAAAATTGGTATACTGTATTGTTACCACTAGCTTCTTCAAATGCTTCATTGTATTTGCCAGTGCCTGTTATAATATCTGATAGTGGAGTTGCACTTGGATTACCTCCAGGCCAAACATCATATGCCCCATCTTTTAAATTAAGCATGCGTTCTTGCCAACCTGATGTATCATTTCCAATATAAAGAGGATTAATGTAGAAGGTTGCTGGATTATTTGGATATGTAAATATTGATTTCATTAATAAATCCCCTGTTTGCCACGTTTGTTGTATGCACTTTGTATAATGCCTTCAACTTGTTTTCTATTTTTTAACAGAAACTCTGTGCCTGTTTGTGTATCAATTGCTTGTATAGTTATATTTATCTGAGGCTTGTCACCACCATTTCCAAAGCTCTCTTTGTTGCTTAGAATGTTAGCTGGACCTGTAATAAGTTCTGGACCTGCTTCACCAGCAATACCCATTTTTCCTGCACCTAGTCTACCACCGTCTGCAAAGTAATCAAATGGTCCCGGCGCCATTCCACCACCTGCAAATCCTGTTTGTAAGTAAGGCATTGGTCCTGGCATCATCCCACCACCAAACAGTCCCATTACGTCAAACGGTTTACTACCGCCTCCAAACAGTCCTCCAAACATTTTCATTATATCTTGGAACAGAGTTCCACCGTTCATGAAGTCTGTTAGAAGATCTGATAGCATTGATTTTAATGATCCTGCAAATGTTTCAAAGCCTAATGTACCATTAACTAATCCATCAGCAAATCTCTTATTGAAGTCATCATTAAATCCATCAACAAACTTCTCTGAATCTGTTCTCATATCTTCAGTTGCTTTTTTAAATTCCTTTGCACTACGGCCAATTGCCTTATTTGTTCCATCCATGCGTTGCTGTAATTTAAATTGTTTAGCAGCAATATCTTCAAGCAAATCTTTATACTCTTGCATATCTTCTCTGCCTTTGAATAACTCTGCTGCCTCTACTAAATCTTCTTCTGTTTTTCTCATTGCTGCACTTAGTGGATCATATCTGTCTTGAAGTGATTGTATTGCAAAGGCCTGTTCCTCTAGTTCAGTTTTAAGTCTCAATGCTGCCTCTGTTGCTTCTCCCATTATATCTGTAGCATGTACTAGAGTATTTGTTACTTCTACAACTGGAGCATTAAATGATAGAAACCCAAGGCCGCCTCTTAGCGCTGCGTCTGCCATTATATCTATAGCATTTACAGTTGTGTCTATTACTGGCGTCATGTGTGATAACATGTCAGTACTTGTTGTTATAGTTGGTATAAACTTTTCAGCCATTACATCATGTACATTAAATGCTATTTTACTCATGTGTGATAACATGTCAGTACTTGTTGTTATAGTTGGTATAAAGTTCTTAGACATTTCATCATGTACATCAAATGCTACATCTTGCATGTGTGATAAATGCCCAGTGGCTACGCTTATCTCCTTAGCAATCTCATTCTCTGGTCCACCAGTTATTTTGATAGGTCCTATTCCAGTAAATCCTTCAGGTGTCTTTTTAAATTGTTCTTCAAGATCTTTTAAGTCTTGTTCTAATAGAAGCACCTCAGCTGAGTTTCTCATCATTGCATCAGTTATGCCATCAACTAAATCAGGAACCTTAATAATCTGATCCCCAAGTTGGTCAAACCCGTTAGCTGCATTATCTATATCAATAGTAAAGTCAACCATTGGGCTACCTAGATTTGAGTCTACTAAGTCTTTTTCAAGTTTGCTATTTGCTGTTCTTAATTCTTCAAGTCTTTCTTTTGTTGACTTTATTTTGGCTTCTAATTCATCACCGTCAAATTCTTCAGTTGTTTCACCAAATGCTTTGTTCATTGCAAGCGTAGTGGCTGTTACTGCTGCTAATCCTGCTGCAACTGCAGCCCAACCAACACCACTCATACCAAGCACTCCTGCCATTCCTATTGCTAAAGTTCTCATTGCCATTGCTGCCTTAACGGCCCAACCTGCAAGTTTTAATAAAACTAATCCCTTGGCGGCTATAAGGAATAAGTCTGAATGTTTAGCAATGAACTTAATAGCGTCAGCTATCTTTAAAACTGCTGCAGCTAAGCCTTCACCTAATGCAACTGCCATTTCATCTATTGCTTCTTTATTCTTGTCTAAGAATGTTTGTACGTCACCTAATTGTTTCTTTAGTGCTGGAAATAATCCACTTTCCATTGTTGTCTTTTTAAATTGTAGCCAAGCGTCACCCATCATGGACACTTGTCCAGTAAATGTTAGGGCCATCTCAGCCGCAGCACCCTTAACACTTGTTGTGCCATTCTCAAATGCTTCTCTGATCATTTTCTCAGTTTGTTCAGCTGTGTACTGTACGCCTTCTTGGAAACCTAATAAACTCTTAACACCCTTTTCTCTAAACATATCAGCAGCCGCAATACCACCTGACATAGCTCTTTGTAACTGTCCAGCTACTTCTTCAAAGCTGAGTCCTGTAGCCGCTGCTATATCTCCAGTCATATCTAGAGAGTCTGATAATTGGTCTATTGAACTTACTGTTAATAGTAATGGAGCGGCATTAGCCATGTCTTCTAAACTAAATGCACTTCTACCTGCTGCTTCTTCAACTGTCTTTAGTGCTTTTGCGCCGTCTTCTGCAGATCCTGTAATAAACTTTAACTGTATATTAAGTTGTTCAAATTGTTTTGCTGTATCTAGAAACGCTTTTCCAAGTTTAAATCCTGCAAACGCTGCGGCGGCTGCACCAGCAGCAATTTTCATAGCGTTAAAGTTGGAATTTACTTTTTTACTACTGCCTTGTATTTTCTTTAACTGTTTATCAGTTTTGCCTAGGGCTGTTGCTGCCTTGTTATTGGCAATAATATCAATTTCATATCTACTTGTGCCACTCATAATATGCGTTTCCTTATAATTTAAGAGAAGTTACTTCTTCTCTTATTTTTGTTTTGTCTTTTTCAAGGCTGGGTCAACAATACCTCTAGGTGCCTGCATACTTGTAGGTCCACCTTTTTCAGAGCCATCAAGTATTGACGCATACCCAACACGGTTTGTTAATATAAGAATTTTCCTATACTTACTGCCAATGTTAAATTTACCAACTTTCTTCCACGCTTGTTTAGCCGCACCTGTGTCTACAGGAGTTCCTGTACGTAGGTTTTTGGTTAAGTCATCTGTCCACTGATGCCAGTCTTTATTGACGTCTTTTAATAAATCTTTCATTACTGCAGCACCTGTTTTCATATGACTTATCCTTTATTTGCGTTCTTCTGTTGTGCGTTCTTATATTCTATGTACTTAACCCAGCCTTCAAGCTCAAGATAAGACATATTATTCATAACCCATTCAACAGTATGACCTAATGTTTCTGCTATCCTAAAGATAAACATTAACTCTAGATCATCAGTTAGTTTCCCAGGCTTTCTTTTGCCTCATCTTTAGCTGAATTCATTGCACTTACAACACGGATGATCACGTCTGGATCTACTTCACGCATTAGTACAACTTTATCTGCATTTGTGAATACTCTGCTTCCGTCTTTGTTTAAAGATTTAGCTAAAAGAGTTTCAATTAAAGCTTCTACCATTGAACCTTTTGAATGTAAGTCAAGTATCTTCTTTTCAATCATAAAACTTGATGCTGTTTTAAAGTAGATAGTTGCGTCCCATTCAGGAACTTCAATGCTTTTTAATTCTTGACCTAGTGCGCCTCTAAAGTGTGTTTTAGCGTTGCCTAGTACGTTTACTGTTTTTGATTCTTCACTCATAATATATATTCCTTGTTTGTGTGATTAATATCACGGTTTGCGTTAGCCTCTTACTTCAGGGGAACTAACATAGTATCTTAAGCTACCCTCAATTAAGAGGATAGCTAAGATTTGTTTATTACTAGATAGTAATGTCTGTATATAGTTGACCAGTTCCAGTAAACGCTAAACTAGCGGTTTGGATGTCTCCTATTGCAGCATTATTATCTATGCTAGTAACAACTGCGTTGCCAGTAAAGCTCATAGTTCCAGCTGCAACAGGGTAAAATACCACTGCTACTTCTGTTCCTACAACTACTTCATTGGCTGCTATCTGTGCTGGAGTCATACCAGCGGCACTAGCTGTATCTGTAAAGTTAGCATCACAGCTACCTTCCCAAGATTTCAGTCCCGCTTTATATTCTTTCCAACCCGGTCCACCCATGAAAGCACACTCTAGCGTTTCCGCTGATTGTGTAACTGTCCATGAAGTTAACATAGCAACATTGGTGCCTCCTACTGAGAGAGCTCCGTCTTTTCCTGCATAACATGTCATAATGTTTCTTCCTTATATTTGATTTATTGTGTAACAGTATTCAATTGTGAACACCATCTTACAACTTGCATACGGGGCTGATTCCCCGGTTTGCACAGTCTCTACTCTTGAGAGCCTAATATCCTCTACAGTTCCGCCCAAGGACCTATCTGCCATTAGTGTATTTTCAATAGCTTCCACAGCAATGTTACGCTGGGTATCTCTTTCTCTTCCACCAATCAATAGTACTAAATCCACTTCCATAATGCCTTCTCTCATCAAGCCACCTTTTGCGCCCATTGCCATTGATATGTCAGCAATTTCTTCATCTGATGTTTCTAAGAATACAGCTGGAAATGCTGTTTTGGCTAATTGGTCTGGAATTATTGGATTCCTCTCAACTACGCCTAGCCTTACACTGCGTTGTGATTTCAGTAAGTTCATTACTGAAACTATTATATCTTCCCTGCGTGCCATTATCTATACAACCTAGTTTGACTTGCTTGAATAACGTCCGTATTAATGTCAATAGTTCCGTCTCCGTCAAAGTCATATTGTATACCTACGCCAAATTGTAATTCCCATTCTTCCTGGAATCTGTCTTTATAAAAAACAAATTGCTCTCTGAAAGGATCACCTTCTGGTCTAAATGTAGATAGTTTAGGTAATATATAAGCATACATTGCTTGGTAAACACAGCTTTTAGTCCATTGTGCTTCAACTAGTTTGCTAGAATCAAACGTACTTCTGCTGTAGAACTTATTCCACCATTTAAATTGAATTAAGTTAATAACATCAATTTGAGCTTTAGCTAGTTCATCTGACCAGTCATCTACACCCTGTTCAAAAACTTCAGGTGCATATTCTTGTAAATTTGTATTGTTAGCAAATGCCATTTTCTTCTCCTGTAGTGTTGTTGCTAGTGGACATTTCTGCCCACCAGCTACCTAAATAATTAGGCTGTCTTATGCTGTACCTACTGTTACACCACGTGTTGCATCAATTACTGCTGAACCAAATGCAATTGAAGCTACAATATCTGTACCAACTGCTGCTGCTCTGCGTTCAAATTCAACTTTAACGCCACCTTGTGTTGCCATTCTTACTGCGTCCTGTGAGAACACTGCAAAGTCTGGAGTAGTAAGGCCTGTGTTAGCTGCATTAAATGCTGCTGAAACAAAACATGGAACGCCTGCAATCATGCCCAAGAAACCTGAACGCATTGCTGCATTTTGTGTTTCAGAACCTGCAAAGCCTGCATTACCAATAACTTTCATAAAGTCACCGTATTTTGCTGCTGATACTACACAGTTTAGAGGACCAGTTTCACCAGCGTCTCTAATTGTACCAATTGCGTTGTATAGATCATCTAGCAATGTAACTGCGCCGCCTGCTGGAGCAACTACTGTTAGTGCGCCTAAGTTAGCTGAAACCCTAGAATCTACAGAATCTGCAATAGCGGATCCTAAAATTCTGCCAAAGTTGTTAAAATCAACTCCACCTAGATCTCTAATTACAGAACGTGCTGCAAGTAAATCTAACATAATTGTTGTAGGTGTGTTAGTAGGAAGAACTGCAGCAAAATCTATTTCAATTTCCTGTGTCTGTGAGCCAGCATTGTTAACAACAGTTTGTACAGGTACTGTACCCATTACTGCTATTTGTGCTGAAGAACTACCTTCCCCTACTTCTACAATAGGAATCATGCTACCATTGAGGTAGAGTGAGTTTTCTTGTGCAGCGTAAACTGTTGCTGCTTGTGTTGGAATCATTAAGGCTTTTAAGTTGATGCCTGATCCATATTCATTTGCGTATGCCATTTTATTGTCTCCTAATAATGGTTATGTTATTAATTAAACTTTCCCTTGCGTCTTCATCTTTGTATAGATTTTTCTGTGCTCAGGATTGTTCATATCAAGTTGTGCTAAGTCCAAACTCTGTGGGTTAGCGTTTTGCGTATTACCTGTGCTTCCAGCCCCTGAAGGACCTGCACTTTTAAAATACTGGTTGCTTGATAGGAATTCCTCTACTAGATTGTCAACACTCATAGGATCCGCATTATCTGTGTACCTCTGCTTGCCGTCTACTCCAGTAACAATTACGTTACCATCTGCACCTAGTTGGATATTCTTTCTCAATAGTTGAGCCACATGATCTGGACTTACTGCTTTAGCACGGCTTGCGGCCGTCATCAAACTTCCGTCAATCTTAATAGTTTCAAGTTCAGAACGTAGTGCTGATAGTTCCCCATCTGCTTTCTCTTTCTGTTTCTTGAGAACACCATTAAAATCTTCTTTTTTAATCAGTTGCTCTTCCTCAATCTGTTCTTTCAAACCTTTGAGTGCTTTGTATTCTTCCACGTCAACATTTTCATACTTCTTGTTCACTTGGTGTATACGCTTTCCAATTAATTCATTTACTTCTTCTTGTGTAA